TTTTGACCGGGGTTTAACGGAATAGTCACCCCCGTTTCCGGAGAGGTGTACATGAAAACGCCTTGACCACCCTCTTCTTCAGCGGGTTGCCAAACTAGACTACGTGCTTCCTTACCACCCTCATACTGGTCGTAAAGATAGCTATCCGGAACACCGTCGCCATCCGTGTCGTAGTCAAATAAGTCCCCACCAAGTCCCTCACGGCCAACCAATATACCATCACGGTATACGGCCTGACCATCACGGCCCGCAATAAGACTTCCAATGCCCTGTTGAGACGGAGCATTAATAATAGATGGGATGTCATCAACATACGGGTTGTCTGTACCAAAATCTCCTTGACCAGAGCCAAGGCGTTGTGTAGCAAACCAATTTGCCATCCATCTTGATTTTTCTTCTTTTGTATAACTGGTCCAATCATCCGGATAATCTTGGTCGGTAGGAGCTACAATATTTTGAGGTATTGGAATAGGCATTTAAAAACCCCCTAACTTAGGAATAACCCATGTAGCTACCGCCTTTGATGGCCGCACCCATGCCACGGGCCTTCATCTTGGTCAGCTTAGTGGGTATCTTTACGTCCGCAGTCTTACCATACGGTATCCGGCCCTGACCCTGTATGTCAGCATACTCGGTCGCTTTAGGTGCCGCCTTTGGAGTGTTAGTCACAATCTTTACGCTACGCTTCATGTTATCGCCCCTGTAATTTTAAAATTTCACGCTCTCGTGCCGCATCAATACGAGCCGAGGTCTGACGCTCCTGCGCGGCAATCCTCTCTCCAAACTGATTCTTACGCATCTCAAGCGCCTGTGCATCCAACTGCACCTTGCTCTGGTCAAGCTGTGCGTCCGCTTGCTCCGACTGAGCTTTAAGCTGTAACTCCTGCTCCTTCAAAGCAATTAATGGATCAGGACCTTCTTGACCCGCTCCCGCCAACTGTTGCGAAATCTCTTTAAGTTGCTGCATACCTTGTGCAACAAATTGCGCGGTCAACGCCTCTAGCTCTAACATCTCCTCTGGAGATGCGGGCTGACCCTGCTTCTGAGTCACCTTCTGCATATATGCAACCGCCGCTTGCTCACGAGCCGCCAACTTAACATGCTCCATAACATGCTTCTGCAATGTTATCGCAATAGCGGGCATCTGAGCAACCATAGGAGTCCCACCAAATATCAAGTGCGCCATGATGTGCGCCTGATGGTCCTGACCCTCAAACGCCTCTAGATCCAACATGTCTAGCGCGTTGATGTTCTCTTGTGCAGGGTCCGTGGGCCGCGGATCAGGAGTCGCCTTCATAATCCGATCTAAGTCAGTCACGCCCATCGCTTCATACATGTCACGATATACCTCGTGCATGTTATGCATTTCTGGCGCGGCAGATGCTAACTGCAACTTACTCTGCGCCAAAGCAATCCGTTGCGCCTGACTAAACACATTGGGATTACTTACAGGTACTATATCGACTCTGTCGTCAAAATCTTCAGCCATAATTGAGGCATCTTCCCCAACCACAGCATACGGGTACTCGGCGGGCAAACTCTCTCCCATGACACGAGCCAGTATCTTAAACTCTATACGCATGGCATAGTGCAAGCGTTTATGCACCGCACTCATTACACGAGAGCCCTGCTCAAGCATAGCTATAGTAGTTCCTACCGCCGCCTGTTGGTTCCCGTCACCGACCTTCAAATCAGTGATAGTTGCAAATCGTTGACCCGCCTGTACTACAAATCCTAACAACTGATACAACGTCTGGTCAGGACCCTTAAACGGTAAAGGCATTAAGCTGTCGCGGATGGCACCGCCCGGCGCGTCTACGTCCCTAAACTCACCCGGCTGTAACGGTTCGTCATCGTCCCTGATCCGTAGTCCGCGGGCCTTGAATCCTGCGGGTAGGTTAGACAAAGTACCGGCATCAATAAGCTGCCGAAGTGCAGAAGTAGCTGTGCGAGACAATCCACCGATAGTGTGGATCAAACCTAGTCCGTAGAAACCAAAGCCGGGTAGGAATTTGTAATGAACAAAATATTGTATCTTACGTTTTAACTCGTCTTCCTCACGGTAATTACGACGTATAGCCAAAATCTGCCCGTTATCTTGCGATATAGTAACCAAATACGGTACTTTTATACCGGTAGCTTCCCCATCAGAATCTAACTCTTCATACCCCTCAATCTCTAAGTCAGCATGTACCTCTAACAAAGTACAGTCGTAATCGATCTGAGAGGGCTCCATTCCGTCAACGTAGTTAATCTCTTTCTTAACCGAGTCCATCTCACCCTGATGGGGTAATACATCGATGTCCAGATACTGACCCGCATACTGCTTCTTACGCAAATCGTTTAACGACATGCGTACAACCTGAGTTATGTTAGGACAAGTGTCTAAATCAGAAGTCTCGTAAGGAACCACGAGGTTTTCCGCAGGGATAAACTTACTTACCGCACGGCCCAGTGTCTCGTCGTAATACACCTTCTTAAACGTACTACCGGCCAACGGCAAATAAAACAACATCTGGTCCATGTCCGGCGTGTAATCTTCCATTACATTGGTAATGTAATAGTTCATAAACTGTTGGACCCGAGTCGCCTGATCCTTCTTGGCACGAGTCTCTTTACCTAATGATAAGGTCTTAACCGGACCCGTAGCAGGTAACAACTCGTTAAAGGCTTGTGCCTGAAACTGTGTCGCCGCCTCCGCCAACAGCGGATGAGTCACGCCAGAGGCTCCACGGAACGGTTGCTCACGCTCCTCGTAACTAAATCCAAGTAACTCTAACCCGTTAGCGTAAGTCTCTTCCCAATCCTGACGGCCCGACTTGTTAGCTTCAAACTGATCTAAAAGGTCACTCGCAATGGCACTTAGCTCACGGTCCGGCATCTCCTCCGCTAAGTTCATGTAGAAATCGTCACCAGAACCGCGCTCGTCTTGCGGATCAAAGTCCACAATTACACTGCCGTCATCTTCCGTAATAATTTCTATCTCAGATCCACCGTCAATGTCAGACGACATAACCAAAGGAGTCTGCGAATCAGGTATCTCTATTTCTATCTCGGCGGTTAAATCATCAGGGTCTAACTGAGATGGGACGTTGTTGTCCATCAAGGACCCTACACCTTTTATTTCATTAGCCATTAGCTACTCCTCGGTAGAACGACCCATTATAGCGTTTAATTGATCTAATATCTCCGGCTCAAGGTCCGCCGCATCTCTCTCAGATGCTACAGGCAAACCCGCTTGTCGCATGAGAGCGGCTGTAGCGGCATCCGCACGACTTGTTTCACGGTCCGCGGATCGCGGTCTATTGTTGTTCATAAGCTCACCTATTCCTTCTTCAGATGTTCCACGTAGAACATTGGCAGTAAAAGCCGGTCCTATTACCGCACCTTCCTGCTCCATCAAAGACTCTATACCGTCTAGGCCGCCTACTCTTTCCGAAGCGCTTTCAAAATCCTTGTCGGTCCGAGAAGCCAATAAATCTTTTAACCGGTTAATTTTTTCACGATCATCAAAACTTGGGAAAAACTCACCTTCTGGTTTATCTAAACCCAACTTATGCCGATACTCGTGAGAAATTATTTGCGGGTTTGCGTTGTCTGCACCAAAAATAGCTATGCCGCCGCTTTCTACAGGAAAGTACTCGTTTTGCATGGGGTTGTCGATACGACGAGAAGACACACCGCGCTCGGAAAAAATAGAAGACGGTCGGTACACACCCATAGGTAAATCCATATACTGACTAGGATCTACTCCGACAAGAGACATTGCCTCCGGATCTATCTCCGACCCCTCTGAAAGATAAGGTGCTACGCCCGCTTGAAATTCTGTATCCGCCATGTTCATAGCGGCAAGTGCTTGCTCAACCGGTAGCCCGTACATTTCTTCTAGACGTTGGGCTTCCCTTAAATTCTTACCTTCAGGCATAGTCTAAGTCACTATTATTGTCAATAATATACACGCATCCTAACAGAGTTCTCGTCATCTTCCCAATCATCTGTAGGCAATCGTACAAAATT